TGTTTGGCACACCTCAGGCACACTCAGATTGTCACCCAGTTGTAAACCATTGTTTTTGCTGTAGATTTTGACCAAAACGCCACGTTCTTAATGTTGGCTGAGAAAAATCTGACCGTGTTTGTGCAAAATATGGGACTTTGCAAAGTGCAACCCAAAAAAATTTGTCATTTTGGCAAGGCGGCTACTGCAAAAAATAATGCTCAAGATTCTTATAAAAGGGGTGACAATAAAAGGTTGCACAGCAAGGTTAGATGTCTCATGAAATACAACTGTGCAACCAGTCTTTGCGTCAAAGGAGGAACATTGTGACAACTGGTGCAACAACGTTCTTGTGTGAGGTGAAGTTGATAACACCTTACACAATATTAATTATACTTTAATCCGAGTCACAAACACGACCTTTTGTTTTCCAACTGTCTTTGTGGTCTAGATCAGAGTATGAATGCAGTCTATTTTCATAGGCAGATCCCAACACCATGTGATCAGGATTGCAACAGTTGGTTGGGCACTCAGGTCCGTGTAACACCCATTTGTTTCTATCGTTTAGTATGGTAACACCACGTGCCAGTTCAAAGGTTATCCTATGCACAAGATGGTTTTTTGAACCATGTTTGCACATTCCGTAACCTTGGTAAGTCTTGGCACCCTGCCACAACCAATGTGTGTCACGTATTACACAACGTGATCTAATTTGATCAAGAGTTTTGAATGTGTGGCTTCCCTTTTTTCTAGGCATGACATCTATACAAGGCGGTCAGATCAAATCAAGAAAATAAAAAGCGTTACAATTATATTACTAGGTTCCAACCGCCCAAGTTATTTATTTTCGCATACAACAGCTAAATACAAGTGACACATACAAAACTGTGCCCTGCAAAGGACAACACAGTCAAGTTGTGTAAGTTTGCAAACCTACACACAAGCAGGACAATCTTGATCAAGACCCTGATGTGAATAGACAATTTGACAGCGAGTAAATTTTGTAAAATCAAACAGTGAAAGGAAAAATACTATGGCTATCACAGTATCAAATGCTTTTGTTACAATGTTTGGTGATGAGATTACTCACGCTTCACAAACAAAAGCTTCAAAAATCCAAAACGCAGTAAGAACAGTGAGAGGCGTTATTGGATCAACATACAAGTTTCCTGTATTAGGGAAATCAGGTGTTGTTAAGAACAAAGTTTCTCACCAAGACATAGAAGCAATGTCAGCCATTGACGCATCTGATCCGGCAGGTTCAGCAACATACGTTGGTGCAACAACTGACACAGCAAGTCTATCAAATGTTACAGCAACAATTGACACATACTCAACTGGTGAATACATCGACGATTTTGACTCATTAAAAACAAATGTTGACCTAAGATCAGCATATGCAGAGTCAATTGCGGCGGCTATGAACAGAGCTTACGATAATGCAATTATCACAGCACTTGACACATCAGTTGGTGCATTAACACTAGCATCAGAAACAACTGGTGACACTCTTAACAAAGCAAAATTGTTAGCATTGGGTAAAGCATTCAATGACAACGGTGTTCCAGAAAACGACAGATTCGTTTTAGCTTCACCTGAAGCATACAATGACATCTTAGGTGCAACTGATCTTGTTGGAAATGCAGATGGTCCATTATCACAGTCAATAGTAACAGGTATGATTCCAAACGTTCTTGGATTCAACATCATCATGTCAACTGGTCTTTCAGACGGTGCGGCATCTGATAAAAAATGTTACGCATTCCACAAAGACGCAGTGGGTATGGCTGTTGGTAAAGATATCACAACAATGGTCAACTATGTTCCACAAAAATTAGCAACGTTAATTGCCGCTGAATTCTCAGCAGGCGCGATTGTTATTGATGGCACAGCAGTAGCATCATTCCAAGCGTAATTGTTTCGCTTGAAACAGCAGAGAGGGGGCGGCTTTCGGGTCGCCCTTTTTTTTTAGACATAAATACTATTATTAAAGGACGCACAATATGGCATTCACAAAATTTGATATCGCATCAATGGCATTGGTAAAAGTTGGCGCAGAGCCTATAACATCTTTTGATGATGGATCTCGTTCTGCACAGGTTGTTTCCACACTATATGATGCAACCAAACAAGGACTTTTTTACACAACATTTTGGAACTTTGCCACTGAGAAAACACAGTTAGCCAAGTTGGCAGAAACACCCACAGACAAATCATATTCATTTGCATTCCAAATTCCAGGTGATGCAATGAGAGTCAAAGGTGTTTTTGATAACAATGGTGATCTAAGAACAACATATTCAGTTGAACAGAACAAAGTATATTCTGACTTTGATCCATTGTTTTTGGAATACATCAAAGAAGTTTCTGAAGCCAATATGCCTCCATTTTTCATTGAAGCATTGGTAAGCAAACTGGCATATGAAATCAACGAAGGTGTTTCCGGTGTTGGCACAAGGACAAATAGATTAGCAAGAGAATACCAAGATAAATTACGTTTCGCCAAAGTTACTGATGCACAAGAAATTCCACCATCTCAAATTATTGGGCGTGGTGATCTAGTAGCCGCTCGTTTGGGTGGCACTGGTAGTTCAGTAATCAAGGAACGTAATTATTAATGGCTTCAGTTAAAATTGTTCAAAACTCTTTCACGCAAGGTGAACTTGGCAACTACATGGATGCCAGAGAAGACCTGCCACTATACAAAGCAGGTGCAAAAAAAATTGAAAACTGGTTGGTGTTGCCACAGGGTGGTTTGTTGAGAAGAGCAGGCTTTGAATTCTTAGATGACAATCCTGCAACAGCATCAACAGACACAGGCAATGACACAGGCTTTGCAACAGGTTCAAGATTATTCACGTTTTCATTTTCAACAGATCAAGAATACTGTTTGATATTTGAAGTAGATGCATCAACACCCAAACTTCATGTTTATAGAAATGGTTTTCATGCCGCAACTATATCAGGTGGTGAATGTTTTTGGACAACCAAAGAAATTGTAGATGAAATAAGAACAGCACAAACATTTGATTCAATGATATTGGTGCATGAAGATTTCACACCACGTAGAATTACACGTTCATCACATACCAGTTGGTCAATAGCAAAAATATCACATGACTTTATTCCACTGGCAAACTTTGACACAGGTGTAAAAATAACACCAACTCACAAAGATGCATCAGGCACATTGTCAGTAAACACAGGCACAGTTGCAGACATACTAGCAACCAATGACAGAGTAAGGTTGAATGGTGGTATAATCAAAATTACCAATGCATCAACAGGTGCATATGACATTGTTGAAAATCTCACAAGCATAGATCAAGCAAGATCAACAGAGTGGGAGCAGAGTGTTTTCAATGACAGCAATGATTCATCAACAAATGGTTATCCACGTTCTGTTACATTTCACCAAAACAGATTGATATATGGTGGCACAAAATTAAAACCACAAACAATTTTTGGTTCACAGTCAGGTGACTTTTTCAATTTCAAACCCACAGTATCAACAACAGATGATTCAGGTAACACAACAGGGTCAGTCACAGATGATTCAGCACTATCATTCACAATTGGTTCTGATCAAGTAAACATTATCAGACACGTTGTTTCAAAAAAATCTCTGTTTGTTTTTACAACAGGTGGTGAATTTGAAATGACAGGTAATCCACTGACACCAACCAATGTGAATATACAATTACAAACACGATATGGTCACACATCAGGTGGTATAAATCCAACCACTGTTGACAATGAAATACTTTTTATAACAAGCAACAAAAGAGAAATGCGTGGCTTTGTGTTTGATTACAACTCAGATACTTACTATGCAAAAAACTACACAGTAATTGCACATGATGTTTTAGACAATCCACAAGACCAATGTCTGTTGCGTGGTTACAAAAACACAAACAACAACTTCTTGTTTGTTGTAAATTCAGATGGTGAACTTGCTGTATTATCAATCAACGTTGAAAAACAGGTTGTTGGTTGGTCAAGATTCACAACACTGGGATCATTCAAAAGAGTAACACCTGTGTTTGACAAACAGCTGACAGGTGGATCAGTTGATACAACAAAACCTGAAATACAGAGATTGTATGCACTGGTTGAAAGAACATACATCAACAATGACAGCACACAGACAACAGCATTGTTTTTGGAAAGACTCACAGAAGATGACGTCTTCTTAGATTCATATCAACAAGAAGCATCTGCATCACATTCAACTTTGCAAAACTTGATGCCATTAGCAGGACAAACTGTAGGTGCTGTTACAAATGGTTTTGTGCATTCAAACGTCACAGTTACAGCAAGAACAGACACACCAAATGCGGCTGTTACATTGTCTGATTCATCTGCAAACACACAGATTGGTCATTACTACACATCAACCATGCAAACAATGACGTTTCCTGTGCAAATAAATGGAGCACCACAAAGAGGTGAACAAATACAAAAAGTTTCAACATTGGTGAACTTGTTCAACACCAAACAGATGAAAGTAGATGGCACAGGTATCAGTTTCCAATCAACAACAACAACATTGGGAGCATCAATACCTGCATTTACAGGAACAAAAAAACTAACAGTAGGTGGGCAATCAACAGATCCCAACTTGATAATAACAGTTGATCAACCATTGCCTGCAACATTGCTAGGACTGACTACAAAAGTGTCAGTCACAGTGGAGTAAATATAGTAAAGGAATAGAACGATATGCCATTTTTAGCAACAGCAATACCAGCCATAGAACTGCCGCCGCCGCGGCAGGAACTGTGTATTCAGCTAGACAATCAGTGAAATTAGGCAATCAACAAGCGGCAATTTCACAACAACAAGCCGCCGCATCACAAATGGCATTGTCAGATAGAGAAGATGAAAGAAAACGTAGACTACGAAGAACAGTAGGAACACAGAGAGCATTATACTCTGCATCAGGTGTTGCACTAGAAGGAACGCCTGTTGATGTGTTTGCAGACACAGCCAGAGAATTTGAATACGAAGATTTCGCAGATCAATTCGATACAGCAAACAGAGTTGATATGTTGAATAGACAAGCATCATACGAAAAAGCCGCAGGAAGACAGAGAGCATTCAGTTCGTTGTTGGACTTTGGAATGAGTGCGGCAATGAGATAGGAGAATGAAAATGAAACATATGAAAATGAAAAAAGGCGGAAAACGTGGCACAAAAAAAGCCAAGAAGTCTAAAAAAAGAAAAGGCGGAAGAAGAGGTTAATTGGAGCGAATATTTCGCTTCAATAGTTTCTGTATGTCCTTGGTCCAAAACATATTGGAAACAACAGAAGATAGACGTTTGCAATTGGACAGGTGAACTAAAAGAGTTGGGCAACAATGTTGCTCGTGTTTACAAGTTTGCAAACGCAAGTGACTACAAATTGAACAAGTTGATGAAACAGTTCAATGAAGAAAGAGAAGATGAAGAATTCTTGTATTCACACCCAAAGCATGGAGGACACTCAACTCCAGTGCCAGTGTTGATACAACAGAAACATGAATTGTTAACTCGTATTAGAGAAAACATGAAAGGTAAAAAATGAGAGTAAAAAAAGGTTTTCATAAAACCAAAGACGGAAGAGTAGCAAGAAAAGGCTTGTATTTTTACGCAAACAAAAGACGTAAAGCAGGCAAAAAACCAATTGCCAAAGGCAAAAAAGGTTTTGTTACAAAAGCCGCAATCAAAAGAAGTGCAAAAACAGCCTTCAAAAGAAAGTAGTTATGAAGAAAACAATTAAAGCACCAAAAGGATTTCATTTTATGAAAAGTAAAACTGGAGTCAAATTGATGAAACACAAAGGTAGATTTGTTAAGCACAAAGGTGCATCAACAAGTTTGAAACTACCTGTAATTAAAAGACACACATAATGGCAACATACAGAGGCAGAAAAGTTACATTGAACAAACCATTTAGATTGCCAAGTGGCAGTTCAAAAAAATCTGCTGTGTATGTAAGAAACAAGAAAACAGGCAATGTAAATAAAGTAACGTTTGGGGATCCAAACATGAGGATTAGAAAAAACAATCCCAAAGCAAGAAAAAGTTATCTTGCAAGAAGTGGTGGGATCAAAACAAAAGGAC